GTACCAGATTATAAAAGATTAAAAAATAATTACACTTTATTGTGGGATATGAAAGACAATAATGGATATATAAATATCGTTAGTGTAATGCAAAAGTATTTTGACCAGGCGATTTCTGGTAACTGGTCATATAATCCTGAACATTTTGAAGATGGTCAAGTCCCTATATCAGTTATGGCACAGGACTTGTTGACAACATATAAGTTAGGTTGGAAAACATCTTATTATCAAAATACGTATGATAGTAAAAAAGATGAAGACGAACCAGCACACTCTGTTGGTTGGCAAGATAATGTACCTGAAGAAAAAGAAGAAGTTAAAAAAGAAATAGAGGACGAGGCTTGCGAGTCTTGTACAATTTAAATGAACTTCGTAGCAAATACACCCTACATTAAATGTTGGGTTAGAAAAGAGTATCTACACGATTTAGAAAGAGGCCACGGCGAATTAGTTGAGGCAGTAATATTAGCTGTGAAATCTGTTCAAGGTCGTGCCTTAATGTTTGAGGCTTATTTGCCAGAGTATGGTGCTTGTTTTGATAAGTTTCCTTTATCTGCTTTTGTATGGCGACAAGATTATAAAGAAGAAGAACTATTACCATTAAGCACAATTGAATTATGGGATAGTTTTAGTAATAATATTCAGTTGTGGTCTAAAAGATTATTAAAAAATTGTGATGTAGAAATTATGTTAAAAGGTGGTGGTAGAATGAAAGGCGAATATTTGTTTACAATAGATAGTTGCCACGGTGATGTAAATATGATAGACACAGGTGTTAGTGAGGTGCCGTCTGAACACAAACAACATAATTTTGGTAAGTTAGACAATGGTCAATTCTTTGCTCAACCTAATAATAGAATGTTATGGTATGAACAAAGTTTAACACCAAAAGAATTAAAAAAACCAGACTTTCAAGTTTCAACTAGAAACTTCTTTTGTGAACAAGAGTCAAAGTGGGCATTTGGTGATAGCAATGATTACTTTTATGAAGATAAAGAGAGAAACGTAAAAGAAAAGGACGAATACAGCAATGAGTAAATCAGTTTTAAATAAAGATAAAAATTTAGACGCTACAAAACAGCCAATGTTTTTTGGTCCAGATTTACAAATACAGAGATACGATAATATGAGGTATCCTATATTTGATAAATTAAATCAACAACAATTAGGTTACTTTTGGAGACCTGAAGAAGTGTCTTTACAAAAAGATAGAAACGATTACCTAGAATTAAGAGATGAACAAAAGTTTATTTTTACATCTAACTTAAAATATCAAACAATGTTAGATAGTGTACAAGGCAGAGGCCCTTGTTTAGCCTTTTTACCATTTGTATCTTTACCAGAATTAGAAGGCTGTATTGTAACGTGGGATTTTATAGAAACAATACATAGTAGAAGTTATACATACATAATTAAAAATTTATATTCAGACCCTAGCGAAGTGTTTGATACAATTATACAAGATGAAAAGATTGAAAAAAGAGCGGCTAGTGTAACAAAAACTTATGATGACTTAATTAAAATGGGTTATCAATGGACATTAACACCAGATAAAGTTGATATGTATGAGCTAAAGAAAAAATTATACTTAGCAATGGTATCAGTAAATATATTAGAAGGCTTAAGATTTTATACATCATTTGCTTGTAGTTTTGCTTTTGGTGAATTAAAGAAACTAGAGGGCTCTGCTAAAATAATATCATTTATTGCTAGAGATGAAAGTCAACATCTAGCAATGTCACAAAGAATAATCAATAATTGGAAAGATTATGAAAATGATAAAGATATGTTAAAGATTATTAAAGAGACAGAAAAAGAAGTTTATAAAATGTATGATGAAGCAGTACAGGAAGAGAAACGTTGGGCAACTTATTTGTTTAGTAAAGGCTCAATGATTGGTTTATCAGAAAAACTTTTACACCAGTTTGTAGAATATATGGCAAATAGAAGAATGAAGGCCATACAATTAACACCTGCTTACGACCAAAAAACAAATCCATTACCTTGGGTTGATCATTGGTTGAACAGCAGATCAACACAAAATGCTCCACAAGAAACAGAGATTGAATCTTATGTTATCGGTGGAATAAAACAAGACGTAAAGAAAGATCAGTTTAAATCTTTTAAACTATAATGAATAAAGCAAAAAAAGAGTGTCCTCATTGTGAGACTAAATATAGCGTAGAGTGGGACATAGAAGAACAAGATTTACATCCAGAAACTTGTCCGTTTTGTGGCCACGTAATAGATAATGAGGAAGATGATGTCGAATGGGTCAACAAAGACGAAGACGATAGTTGGAATTGATTATAGTTTAAATAGTCCTGCTATTTGTGTATCAACAAATGGTGGCACAGCGTTTAGTGATTGTTATTTTTACTATCTAACAAGTAAAAAGAAACACATTGGTAAAATGTTAGAAAATGTTATTGGTTATGAACATAAAGAATGGAAAAGTCCGATTGAAAGATTTACAAACTTATCTGGTTGGGTATTACATATACTTGACACACTTCACAAGAAACAAAAAAACAAACACATATTCATTGAAGGCTACTCATATGGCTCAAAAGGCCAAGCAATATTTCAAATTGCTGAAAATGGTGGTATTCTTAAATACAGATTACAAAAAAAATTTACTTGTAAAACAATTGTACCTAGTGTTGTTAAAAAATTGGCAACAGGAAAAGGCAATGCTGACAAACAAAAAATGTATGAGTCATTTACAAGAACACAAGGCGTTGATTTAATGAAAGTATTTGACCAACAAACACTAAACAATCCTATTACAGATGTAATTGATAGTTATTATATTATGAGGGCAGGTTATGAAAATAGCATTAGTAACAACATTTAATAAAAGACTATATGATTATTATGCTCATAGATTTATAGAGTCATATAATTGGCCGTTTGATCTATATGTTTACCACGAGGGTTGGCACCCACCAAAAGAGGGTATTTTCTTTAGAGACATACACAAATATAATCCAGAGTTACAAGAGTTTATTGATAGAAACTCACCAAAAAATGTAGATAGTCAATACGAAAAAGGTAAAGAGACTACAACAGATTACAAGATGGACGCCATACGATTTGCTTACAAAATATTTGCTAAGACACACTTAATGCTTGATTGTGATTATGACTATGTATTTTGGGTTGACGCTGATATTATATTTAAGAAAACGATAACAGAAAAAGAGGTAATTAAGAAGTTTTTACCAGAGGGTTGTGCCGTGTCATTTATAGATAGGCCAAGTTATTATAGTGAATGTGGTTTTGTAGGTTACAATCTAAAAGAACCTATAACAAAAAGTTTTATATATAATTTAAGAAGATACTATACAAAAGATTTGTTATTCAAAGAACGAGAATGGCACGATAGTTATGTATGGGATTGTGTTAGAAAAAAGTATCTACACGGTATTAGAACTCATAATCTAGCACCTACTATTAAAAAGGTTGGTAATCCTTGGCCTGACACCTATATGGCTGAGTATTGTGACCACTTAAAAGGTAAAAGAAGAAAAGACGCAGGAGTAATGTTAAGATGAAAGCAGGTAAAATTTGGGGGCAAACTGAATTAATACACGCTAATGGCGTATTAGAGTTTCATAGAATAGAATATAAAAAAGATGTGGCTTGTTCTAAACACAAGCACGAGTTTAAATGGAATGGATTTTTTGTTGAGTCAGGTAAAATGATGGTCAAAGTATGGCAAAAAGATTATGATTTGGTTGATGAAACAATATTGAATGCTGGCGATTTTATGAGGGTCAAGCCAGGCGTTTTTCACCAGTTTATTGGTTTGGAAGACGGAGTTGCCTTTGAGTTATATTGGGCAGAATTTGACCATAATGATATAAAACGTGAGTCAGTAGGACAACACGTTAACAAGTGAGGATAAAATGACTAAATTATTTCCAGAAGAAGATAATAGTTATGCTGTAAAAGCTAGTGAAGAAGTTTATACAGATGAAAATGGTGCTGAGTACAAAGTTAATGACAGAGATACACACGACCACGATTTGACTTATGAAAATGAGTCAACAAGAGATACAACACCAATGGTGAGAATATCTATTAGAGAATATAATGATTTAAGAGATCAAGCAAAAGACTCTGGTAAATATATAACTGATCCTAGTTTAATTTCTATTATAGATAAAATAGAAGAACTAACAAGAGCATTAAGAAAACATATAGTAAGAAAATATTAGTATGATTAGAATATTTATTGGTTATGATAATAATGAAAAGGTGGCCTTTAGCACACTATCACATAGTTTATTAAAACACTCTACACAACCTATTTCTATTACACCAATTAGATTAGAAAATATAAAAGACATATTTGTTAGAGAAAGATTAAAAATACAATCTACCGAGTTTGCCTTTAGTAGATTTCTTGTACCTTATCTTTGTAATTATTCTGGTCACGCTATTTTTATGGATTGTGATATGTTAGCAAGAGCTAACATTGCTGAACTATGGCGACAAAGAACTACCAAATATGCCGTACAATGTGTACAACACGACTATGCACCAACTAGCACAATTAAATTTATGAATCAACCACAAACACCATATCCTAAAAAGAACTGGTCTAGTATGATGATATTTAATAATGCTAAATGTACAGCGTTAACTCCCGATTATGTTAATAGTGCTACGGGTTTAGAACTACATCAATTTAAATGGTTAGAAAGTGAAGACTTAATTGGTAATATAGGCGTAGAATGGAATCATCTAGTAGGTGAATATGAGTATAATGAAAATGCTAAGTTAGTACACTATACAGAGGGTGGCCCTTACTTTAAAAATTATAAAGATTGTCATTATGCTGATGAATGGTTTGATATGTTTAAAGATTCAACACAAATAGATTTATAATGAATACAATAGGAGTTTATACACAAACAACCACATTAGCTGGTTATAAAGCAGATTTAGTAAAGGCCTTTGCTAAAGGTGTAGGTCAAGTGGCTGACGATAATTGGCGAGCAGATTTGGTACCTGAAAGTAAAGTTAAAAATGGTTACTCTCACGTATTTTGTTTTAACTATCAAAGAACATATCCTCAAAAAGCAGCCAGAGTAGGTTTACATTTAAGAAAAAAACTTATAGAAAGATACGAACCATCTGGAAAGATATGGTATTTTGATAGTAATGTTTTAAACTCATATGAAAAAGTAAGACAACACATACACGCTTCATTTGTAAGAATTGCCTATGGTAAAGTTTATCCTAATGAAACAGATTACCTTAATGATAATCCTAAACCACATAAATGGGAATATATGAAAACAGCCTGTGGTATAGACGTAAAACCATATACAAAAACAGGTAGAAAAATTTATATATGTTGTAATAGAGGTGAAGGTGGTTATTCAGGTCACGGTGTAAACGCTGCTGATTGGGCCATAGAGACGGCAAAGACATTAAGAAAATATACAGATAGATATATTGTTGTAAGAACTCATAGTGGTATGGGACATCCCACAGCAGAAGCTGATATTAAAAAATTATATTCAGCAAAGAACGATATAAAAGATTTTGATATACACTCACCAAGAAATAACTACCCTAACTTAATAGAAGAAGTAAGAGATAGTTATGCTGTTGTTGTATTTACATCTTCATCTGGTGCGCCAGCAATTATTGAGGGTAAGGCATTATTTGTAACTCACCCCACAGGTTATCTAACACCTATGAATGCTGGTAAATTAGAAGATATTGAAAATCCTAATTATGATTTAGATAGAGATAAATTTTTACACGGCCTTGGCGAAAGTCATTGGACTTTGGCACAAATAGAAAAAGGCGATTACTTTAGAAAATTTTTAGAGAGGCAAAAATGATTAGAGCAGTAGATTGGGCAACCGATAAAGCAGACGAAAGAGAAAAAAAAGGTAAGAATAGAACAGACCCTTACATAGCCGCTTGTGCTCAAGGTATAACTGATTGTGAGTACACTAGAACTGAAAGACTAGATTTAGACAATGATAAATCACCTTGTATTTTTAGAGGCCTTGGTAAATCACCACTTATTCATAAGTGTATAGAAAAAGGTATAGACTTTTATTATATTGATACAGGTTATTTTGGTAACTTTCACACTAAAAGATGGCATAGAATTTCTAAAAATAATTTACAAACTTTAAATCATATACCACACGATAAAATTTATAAAAAACTATTTGGTCTTACGTATGGTGTAAAATATAAAAACGATCCTACAAAAGCAATGCCTAGGACTTTTCATCATAAAGAACAACACATTTTTGACCAAAGATTTGATAGAATGGGTTTAGGTCTCCGAGAAAATCAACATTATACTAGACGAGCAAGATCAAACAGAATATTACTAGTGCCACCTAGTCAAAAAGTATTTAATCATTTTGGTGGTGACGCTGGTGAATGGACTGAAAGATTTTTAAAAGAGGCAAAACAATATACAAGCAAAGAGATAGTTTTAA